GTTTCCAGCGCAGTACCACGCTTGGGCAGGTAGCTCGGCAGCGTGGTATTGGCCTGTTCTTTGAACGGGTCGATCTCACCGCCGAATGGGGTGATGCGCGCCTTCTTGGCCTTCTCGGCTGCTTCCACGCTGTCGGTACCAGTAGCGATCTGGTCCAGCACCTTTTTATCGGTTTCGGCTTGGGTCTCGGGCAATGAGCGAACGCCCTCGCCGATGACGCGGCGCGTGGCGCCGTTGGCGGCGAAGCCGTTTTCGTCGTGGGTAATGCGCTCGATGACATGGAAGCACTCGCGACCATCCTCACCCGTCAATACCAGCTGCGCGCTACTCTCATCGCGGAACGGATTGCGGGTAATCAATACGGTGTCGCCGACCATCAAGCCCGGCACGCTGGAGATATCGAACTCTGCCCCGCGAAACGACACCCGGAGCTTGGCGGTGACCTTGCGCTTTTCCGGCGCAGCAATAGCCAGCTCGCGACACACCTCGGCCGATGGCGCAATGCGCAGCTGCTCGGGTTTGATGGTCATCCACAGGCCGTAGCGGGTGCGGCGGTGGCGGGTGTGCACGGCGGTTGCGTTGTAGTGGCGCATCCAGCGCCCGGCCAGTGCGTTGACCTGGTCTAAGGTGGTGGGTTTGTCCATCAGCCGCAGGCCACTCTCGAACTCGCGCTCAACGATGTTGTGCGCTTGCTCGACCTGACCCTTGGCGCGGGCGTTGCCGGCTTTGTTGATGATCAGCTCGATGGACAGCGCCCGGCACAGGTTGCGGAACATGGCCGAGGTCATGGCAGCACCGGGGTCGGTCATCATCATGAACGGCACGCCGTGAAACGGGTCGTACTCGCCGCGCTTGACCATGGCGGTGATCATTACGTGGCAGATGTTTTCGGCGCTTTCCGAGCCCAACACGTACTGCACATAAATGAGGCCCGAAGTGTGGTCGGTAATCACATAGCGCCACAGGCGTTGTTTCTCGATGCGCTTGAGGTTCTCCGGTTTGCCGTCGTAGAACTCAGCCTTGTTCATGGCGCGGGCGCCATCGTCACCCAGGTAATACTGAGTGCTGATTGACGCGTCGATCTGCCAAAGGTGGTTGGGGTGGGCGCTGACCAGCTCGACAGCCGGTGCAGCGCGCAGTATTTGATCCGGGTGCAGGCCATAGGCCCGCAGCGCCCTGCTGATGGCGGCGATGGACAGCGGCAGCAACTCGCCGCTGTCAGTATCTACGCGGCCGGCGAGGATCTTGCCGTTGCTGCGCAGGCGCTCGACGGCCCGCTCCAGGGTGCTCAGTTGTTTGTCGTTATCGCGGATGGACTGGATCAGCACAGCGCTGATTACCTCCGCTTCGCGCCGCTCCAGTGCCGACGACCCAGCATCGGCGCGGCGTTTGCGTGATGGGGGCACGGAGACCTCCTGCAATTTGCGGTATATGGTCGCGAGGGTGATGCCCAGATCATCGGCTGCAGCCCGGCATAGCGCGGTTTTGCAGCCATGGGGGGCTTGCTCGATATGCTGAGCGAGGGCCACCAGTCGCTGGGTCATCACAGGGTTCATGGGTCAGGCTCCCCGCTGCGCAGTAGCCAGCGCTTCGGCTACTTCGTCATCGGCACCGTCCTGCATCCACCTGGGTACGGCCGACGTCCCTGGGGCCGCGTCGATGCCGTACTCGGCGCGGATCTCGATAAGCGCCTGTTCCACCTGGGCCAGTAGGCCTGCGGCGAATACGCGCTGCTCGCTACCCTCGTGCTGCATAAGCAAGTGAATAGCTGGGTACAACGCGCCGGAAACGGCAGCCTCGGCAGCGCCAGCCTTAGCGGTAGCCACCAGGCGCAGCTCCTGCAATTGCTCGTCGATCGGCGTGACCTCAATCAAGGGCTTGCGGGCCAGTTGGGTGGCCAGCTCGTCGATTTTGGCGTTCTTGTCGGCGGCTACCTGCGCCAGGGCCTTCTTGTCCTCACGGGTTTCGCGCAGCGCCTTGCGCAGTTCCTTCACGCTCATGGTGGCCACGTCATCGAGCGACAGCTCACCGGTCTGGCCGGTGAGTTCTAGTTCCTGCAGCTCGCCGTCATCGAGCACCAGCATCTCGAACAGCTTGGTTTGGTTGCCGATTGCCTTGGTCAGAGCGGAATTGCTGCCAAAGGAGGTAAAGCGGGTGGCTGTGGTCATGAACTTAACTGCAACCTTTCTATCAATGCCTAAGACATCCAGCCGATCAATGAACTCGCCATGGCAACAGGCTGTCTTGAGCACCTGCAGGCCGCGCCCTACTTCCAGGCACGCCTCCACGCTGCGGCGCATATTGGCGGCGATATCGCGTTGAATTAGGTCGGGGCTGGTGCAATCCGCTGGTAGCTGATAGCCGAGCTGCGCGGCCACGGCGCGCACGCGGGTTTCCTGCTCCTCATTCATTACGGCCACTTGGTTGTGTTGGGCCAGCAAAACTTCGGTATTCAGCGGGGCGTCTACGACGAGCGTCACCCCTTTTTCGGCAGTGCGTCCCATCAGGCAGCCCTCTGTTCAGCGCAATCAGCCCGCTCTTGCAAGCGTGCAATGGCCTGTGCGCGGTCGCCGTTGGCCTCGATCAGTGCATTGCGAAACTCATCCGCACCACGGCGGCAGCCATAGAAGTAGGCATCAAACTCCAGGCTGCCTTGCGGATAGGTGCAGACACTGGGCTCGTTCTCGATGCGCAGGCGCAGGGCGCTGCATAGCCCTTCGATATACACAGCGCTGTGGCGATCACCGCCGTGCAGCAGGCGTTTGGCGAGTTTGCGGTAGTCCATCTGTTGCTCCTTGTTGTTAGCGGCTGGCACCGGCCAGCACGCGTTGGTTGATCTCATTGATGCGTGACTGGGCATTAGCCATTTCGTTGGCATGCGCCTGGGCGATCTGCAGTACCGCCACGCTGAGGGCAAAGCGCCCGGTATCCAGCTTGGTGGCCATGCCTTCTGCGATCAGCGTGTTGAGGCAGCGATTGATGGTGGCCGGGCTCTCGCCGAGGGCCTTGGCCAAGTCGCCATTGCTCAGGCCGGTGAGGCTGTGGCCGCGTAACGCTTTGAGTACACGCAGCACTCGGCCGCCGCTGTCGCTGGTGCGGGTCTTGTCGGTCATTCCTGTGCTTCCTTTTGGCGGCCGCACTCGTAGCTGTACTGGCGCAGGCCTTCTTGGCAGCCTGCCAGCCAGGCGTCGGCCTGTGCGCTGGGCATGCGGTACGGGCAATCTTTCTTACCGATGCCATCGAACTTGCGGCGCAGGATGTACAGGCAACCGTCCTGGTACTCGGCGCTGCGTGGGTCGCGAGGGCCGTCGAATAGGGTTTTGAACAGTTCCAGGGCCTTACTCATGGTCATGTGCTCCGAGTTCAAGCTGTGGATGGGCGTGCTGCTGCACGTTGCCGCGATGCCATGCCAAGCCCTCTAGCCCGACCTGGATAGCGCCGAGGGTGGCCGCCGCATCTGCTGTGCCGTTGTAGAAAGCCAACAGCGCGCCAGTGGCGGTATGCAGTACGGCCTGCAGTTCCTGCATGTCGCTGGCGTTGCAGTTGCGACCGCTAGGCAGGTCAATCAGCAGCTTGCCGCCAGTTGAGGCCAGCCAACGGCTGACCAGGTTGATACCGCAGGCGTGCTCGAACGCAGGGATCAGTACCGCCGGCATGCGCCCCTCGCTGGCCCATTTGTAGATCACCCAGTGGCTGTGCAAACCCATGCGCTCGGCGATGCGCTCTGCATTCAGTTGGTGTTCCCCAGCGAACTCCAGTGACCACTCAACGGCCTGGCACATCGTTCGCGGCTGGGCTCTTTTCCAATTGTGTCGCTTCATTGGAAGCTCCCCTGCCGCAGGCTAGAGCGGACCGTCAAACAAAATGATTTTTTGCGGCTGGGCAAAAGGGTTTCAAAAGCCACAATGGAATCAGGTACATTCACATCGACCGGAGATACGGACATGGCTACTGCTGACCCTCTTGTTCTTGTTGCAGCGATGCGCTCGGCTTATGTGGCGCTGGCTCGTCGTCTTGCGCTGGATTACGAGCTTGACCTGATGGGGCTAGCTGCTGATCTGGATATGCTGGGCTCGACCCAACCAGAGGCTGACTGGCAGGAGGGGCATCAGACGCTGGCTGATGTGCTACGGGGTGTCGCACTACGTGTGCCAGCAAACGATGGCTGATCTCGCAGGCCTCGCGGCACCCCAAAGCGTTGCGATGCGGTGCCTGCTTGGCAGCATCGAGCTTTTGGCCAAACAGTTTGCCCGCGCCGAGCAGCATCAAGCGGTCAATCAGCATGGCTTCGCCCTGGGTAGCGGCCGAGAAGTCGCGACAAGTCAGGGTGCGTTCACGGGCATCGTTGAGGTGCCAGGCGATATCGACGGAGGCTCCAGGTGCAACGGCGATCAGTGCATTGAGCGCCGCACGCCATGCATCCAGTGGGTGCGGTAACAGGTCGATTTCCTCGACCGGTATTTGTGGTTGGTTGGTCATGGCGGCGGCCTCAGGCGGCGGCGAGTTGTTCTACAGATAGCTTCATGCCGAGCTTCAGGGCGATTTCGTGGCATTTGCCACGGGTACCCTTGAACTGGCCGCCGATCACGCAGTAGACCTGGTGGCGGCTGTAGCCGTTGGCTTCGGCCCAGTTTGAGATGGGCAGCCCAGCTGCCAGGAAGAGTTCACGGACACGTTCTCCGCTGTATGGGGTTTTGCTAGGTGCTGGATACGGGACGTTCATGGGGCGGTTTCCTATGCGCGTTATGGTTGCCAATTAGCGGGCCGGTGGTGCGGTGCTGATTGGTGTGTGATTGATCATAGAGGAACATTTGTTCCTTAGTCAAATCTTATGGGGAACATTCGTGCCTTTATTGGGTGATCGACTTCGAGCAGAACGCGAGCGCCTTGGGTTGAGTCAGCAAGAGCTGGCTGACCTATGCGGTGTGACCATGCGCTCGCAGAGGAACTACGAGAAAGGAGAGCGGCAACCTGACGCCGCATATTTGGCGGCGATGGCGGCAGCCCGCATAGACATGCTGTACGTGGTCACCGGCCAGCGCTCGGCAAGCGTGACTGATCGGTCAAATGTCTCGCCGACGAGACATTTGACCGAAGTAGCCAATCCGGTCACGAATGAGCTTGGGCCAACTGAGATTGATGAAGCGCTGATGCGCCGTATCGTGACCATGTTGGCGAAGACTGCTAAGGCTGCCGGTCGGCGCTGGGAGAGCGAGCGACTGATGCTCGCTGCGGTGGACGTTTACAAATTTCTGGCACAAGAAGACAAGGTCGACGACGACAAGCTGGAGAGGGTTTTGAAGCTGGTAGTAAACAGGTAGCGCACTGCGCGTAAGGAGTGGGGTATGAAGGACGATGATCTGCTGAAAGTGGCTCGCGCCTTGTCGGTGGAGATTGATGCACAACCGAAGGACGGTAAGGAGCACGCGATCAAGGTGCTCGTTGGCGGGAATAACTCCGGCAACATCTCGGTTGGCGGAACGCAAATCGTGTTCAATCCCCGTGAGAAAAAGCGTTCCTGGGCGGATCTGGACCTCTCCGAGTTGCGTGCTCATCTGGTGCACTGGAAGGCGCAATGGTGGAGTGGCTGGCGCGGGTTCTGGTTGAACGCACCCTGCCTCCTTCTGATGGTCGGGCTTGTGTTGATGGCTGCTGGATTGCTGAGTGGTTGGCTGCTCACCCTTTCTCCGCAAACGATGCCTTATGTGCTGGCACCCACGATTATCCTGATGGCCATACTGACGACCTGGATGATGCGGGTTCGTCGAGTTGAGGGGCGGCTAATGCAGGATAGCCAGGCGTACATCGACACCATTGAGGCCGAGTTGCGCCGCCGACGTTAAGGCTGGCGTTACAGTTAACTCTCAAATGCGCGGGCTCCGCGCATTTGACTGCAGACGAAATAGGTTCAACCAAATAGAGGATGTTGAATAAACAATGGGAAGTATCTGATATGGCTCAAGTTATGCTCCAACAGCTCATGATGGGGGCTGCTTTATGGTTGCTGCTGGGCATTGGCGCAGCCGTTATCGCCCAGGCTAAAGGCCGTGACTTTATGCTCTGGCTGGTCATTGGTGCCTTGGGCGGGTTCATAGCCCTAATAGTCATTGCCGCCCTGCCATCCGTTGAGCAACTCAACCAGCATGGCGATGCCAACCGTCAACGCGCCGCCCGCGCCGAAGGAGACTCAAGCAGCTACCGCAAGTGCCCTTTTTGTGCCGAGGCCATTCGGTGCGAGGCGATCAAGTGCCGGTATTGCCAGTCGGATGTCGTTCCGCTACCGGCCTTGGAGCGCTCGATAACTGAACCGCAGCCAGCGCCTGTGCCGTTTTACTACACACTCGACCCATCTATCCTGGCCACTCTGGCTGCTGGAGTGGCACTGGTCTGCTGGTTGGTCTGGATGGGGCTCTCCAGCCAGGGGGGCACTAGGCCGTAGCCCCTTCGTTGAAATGGCAACCTATGCCAGCTAGACCAGCCCAATCAGAGCAATAACCCAATAACAAGCAAGGAGCACCATATGAAGACACTACTTCTGCTGGCCGCGCTGGCAGCAACCGCAATCCTGGCCGGCTGCACGACTGCAGGCCCTTACGTCACCAACATCAGCAGCGATGGTCGCAATGGGCTGAATATCGAAAAGTGCGCGGTGAAGATGAACGCCTTCATGGGCACCGTCAGCACCACCGATTGCACGAGCCAGAATATTCGGCTGTCTCAAGGCTACTGAAATAAGAAAGGCGCCAATTAAGGCGCCTTTTTTGTGGGTGAGAACCGCGATTACTTGGTCATGGCCATGCTCCTGGTCAGGTTCAACTGGCTGCTCTGCCGTTTCAACGAAGCCTGCTCAACTTACCTCACGCGCGCACGTCAGCACTTTTGCCCTTGTTCACGTTGGGCTACATCAACGGTCGCACATCGAAGGTCAGCGCTGCCGGCGGGTAGCCGTTGATCAGCACCTGGCCATTCGGGTGGGTGGGGTCGAACACGATAAGCCGTGCCGCATAGCTGGCCGGCGCCATGGCCACACTGCCCAGTTTCACTATCAGCTTGCCTGGCGTCTGCCAGCTCAACGCATCTGGCAGCAGGGTTGAATCGACCACCACCTCTGTTTCGCTGTTCTTCAGGGTCAGTACCATCCGCGTGACACCGGCCCAGGGGAGCGGTGCATCATTGCGGCTGATTTCCAGTTCAGAGCGGTTGTCGCGCCCCAGGTAGACGATCTCGGTGATGGCCATCAGCAGGCTCCTGGTTTTTTAAGGGTGATCCGGCCCGTGGTCGAGCGAACGGTGAGCGGCGCCACAGCACTCAGGGTGATGCGTGGCGCGGCGGTTATTGCAATCAGCTGGCGGGTGGCCGTCACCCGCACAGGCTTGCCCAGGGTGCGCACGCGGATTTCCCGCACATCCCAGCTCGGCGGTGCGGTGCCGTCCCACACGAATAGGTTCGCGAGCCCGGCAGGCATAGCCAGTGCAGTGCCGGCCAGGTAGAGCGGCAGGCTCAGTTCGCCAGTCGCCGTCGGCAGGCCTGCCGCAGTGCTCGCCAGGTCGATCGATGTCGCCAGCACCGCTACTGCCGCGGACGTTGCCTGTCCTGACCCGGCTATAGGTTTGGCCGTGACCAGGCCAGCACTTGCCACTGGCGAGGCCTGTGCAGCGCCCGATAGCTGAGTGGCGGTCGTAAGCGTGCCGTTGGCCGAGCCTGCTGCCTGCACGGGCCCAGCCAGGCGAATGTCGGTCAGCAGTGCAGTGGATGACGACGGTGCTGCTTGTAGTGCACTGGTAAGCCTGACGGCCGTAGACAGCTGGGCGTTCGCTCCCGCCTGCGCGGTGACGGAAGCCGCCACAGTGCTGGCACCCACGTTAAGCGCCGCATTTGAGCTGGTCGTTGCTGCTGCCGCCCCGGCCAGACGGATTGACGCGGTAAGTGCTGCCGCATTGGCCGGGGCTGTCGATGCAGAGCCAGTAAGCCTGATACCGGTCTGCAGGTTCACTACGGAGCTTCCAGTACCCGCAGCGCCCGCCGCTAGTTTTATGGCTGCCTGCAGGCTGGCATCTGCCATAGGGCTTGCAGCCGATGAGGCCGATAGCAGCACCGGCACGCTGAGCACGGCCGCAGCGGATGATGTGGCGGATGGTGCGGCGCCAAGCCTGATGGCCGTGGTCAGGCCGGCGGCAACTGCAGTCACGCATGCCGCCGCCGCCAAAAGCCTGGCCGCAGTGACCAGGTTCGCTGTTGTCGTCGTTGCCGCCGTGCTGGCGGCAGAGAGTAGAGTTGGGGCAGATGTGAGTGCAGCGGAAGCCGATGGCGCCGCAGTCGCTGCTGCAGCAAGTTCCGCCGCAGGCCCCGAGGAGGCCTCCCAAAATCCGGCTACCAGTGCAGCAGTCGCCTCGCCAGCCCTGTGTTTAAGCAGTGCATAGCCGTCGATCCTGCCGACGGGCTTGCGCCGCCATAGGCTAGCCATTGACGATTTCTAGCTGCAGCTCAGGGATGCCAGTGGCGGTTGAGTCGGCAGTGACCACGATACGCAGTGCGGAGTTATCGAACATCTGCACCAGCCCGGTCTTGAGCATGTCGTGCGCATCCCCATCGTTGGCAACCCGGCAGCGCCCAGTCCATAGGCGGCGCATGACGTGGACGTTGAAAGTGCCAACCGTTGCAACGCTACTGACCACGCTTTCAATCTTCTGCACGCCGCTATCCCCAGCCTGTAATGGCAGCTGCAACATGCGGCCAATCGTCGGTGCCACGCCCGTGGCAATGGTGCCGGTGGTGCGGCCAGCTACTCCGTCCTGGTTGGTGTATGTCACTGCAATGGATTGGTTGCCGGTAAAGGCGGTCACCGCCTCGATCCAGATTTCGGTATTGGTGAAGTCGGTGCCGCCCAGGACCCGGCTTGAGTAGCTCGGTTGGCTGGCCAGCGTCACGTTGGCGTTGAACGCATAGGCTCCGGCGCTGAACAGGCAATCGAACAGCGTAAGCCGACAGGCTACCGACGAGCCAAATTGCACGCCCGCCAGGTAGCCCGTGTTGCCACCGCCGAACGCATTGATCAGCGGATAGCCGGCGAGCGCATCGGTCGGCACAATCCCGTTCGCCGTGTTAGCCATCGCCAGGGTGCCTGCACTGGGATTGCCCGCTTGATCGAACACGCTGAACGGAATGGCCGCGATAGATGCCCGACTGGCCGTCTTGCAGTACGACACGCGCTGGCTGGCAGCGGCGATAAGCTGGTCAAGGGTCGCGATGGCCATGGTCAGTTATCCAGCTGCAGCGACAGTGTTGCAGCGGGAAAGGACGGGGCTGCGTCACCGTTGTTGATCGTTTTGGCTTGCGCCAGAGCCCCGTAGAACAGCAGGTTGCCGCCGGTCGGGGCGTCATAAAAACCGAAGTGGCTGGCAACCCCCCAGTTGGCGGTCGGTGCCGCAAAAGTAATCGCGCCATTGTTGCTGGTAGTGCCGCTGGTGCCGCTCGATGCCACGGTGCTGGCTGCGGCTTGCGTGCCAGCCCAGTTGACCAGCGAGCAGGCAACTGCCACCCGTGCATAACTGCCACCGGATACCTCAGTACCGCCGCCAGCATCAGCTGGTGATGCCGTCAGCAGCGCGACATGCAGAGTGCTCGGGAAGCTGTACGCCTGGCCGCGAAAGATCTGATCGATCAGTTTGTTTTCCAGGTAATCAGAGATCATGCCCATAACGTGTTCCTCCGCTGAGTGAGTGGCCATCCTGGCTCACGCGCCCGCGAAGGTGCTTTTGCCCGCGTTCAAAAGACCCCGCAGGTGCTCGCTGTCAGTCTGACGGCATGGCGCCTCATCCCGCATTCCCGGCATGACGTGAGGCGCTCCAGGAGCCCTCAATGCACCAGCCAAACCCCAACTACAAAACCAAGCGCGGCCTGCGCAGCTACCTGCCGCGCATGTCGGCCTGGACCGTGATCACTCTGCTGTTGCTGCTGGCGCTGGCGGCCATCCGCCCGGAGCAGCTGCAGGTGGTGCTCTACAAGTCAGGCCTGGTCACCCTGGGAGCCGTGTTGGCGTACTGGATCGACCGCTCGCTGTTCCCTTACGAGCAAGACCGTCCCCATGAGTGCATCGGTGGCATCCATATCGTCGGCGCCTGGCTGCGCCGCGCCCTGATCGTGCTGGCCTGCGTGCTCGGCCTGACGCTAGGGCTTTGAGCATGGGCCGCCTACTCATCGCCCTGGCCATGTGCGCCCTATGCGCTTGCCAGCCGGCCTATGCAGACAGCATTCCCCGCGATGCCGAGCAGTACCGCCGCACCCTGGTGCGTGCCGCCCATGCCGAGTGGGGGCTTGATGCGCCCATCGCCACCCTGGCGGCACAGGTTCACCAGGAGAGTGCATGGCGCGCTAATGCTCGCTCTCAGGTAGGTGCTCAAGGCCTCGCGCAATTCATGCCCACTACCAGCGCCTGGATGGCGCAGCTGTACCCCAACACCTTGGGGGCGAATCAACCGTTTAACCCTGGCTGGGCACTGCGCGCCCTGGTCACCTATGACCGCTGGCTGTCGCAACGGATCCAGGCACGCGGCCCCTGCGAGAAGTGGGCCTTCGTTCTCTCCGCCTATAACGGCGGCCTCGGCTGGGTGCAGAAAGACACTCGGAAAGCCTCGGCTAAGGGTGCCGACAAGCTTGCCTGGTTTGATTCTGTCGAGCGGCACAACGCTGGCCGCTCGGCTGCCAACTTCAGCGAGAACCGCAATTACCCACGCGCCATTTTGCTGCGCTGGGAGCCGCTGTATGCGGCTGCTGGCTGGGGTGCTGGCGTTTGCGCACCGAGGTACAGCCTATGAAACGTCTACTGCTCACCGGCCTGGCGCTGGGCCTAGCGGCATCAATCAACGTGGCGGCCGCCACGCGTAACTGGCTCGCCCAACCGGAACTGTATTGCTCCCCAGTACCACGTCAACGCCACGGCAAAACTGGCGAAGCCCGCACCAAGCGTGAGGCGCGCAAGTACAAAAGCCGGAGGGCTCAGCATGCTAAGCGTGGTTGAGTGGCTGCGTAAGTCGTGGGTTGGTTTGATGCTTGTAATGTGGCTCGCCACCACATTGACGCTGATGTTTTCAAGCCGGGAAGCTGGCTATCGAGAAGCCAAGGCTGAAGGCGACAAAGCCGTATCAGATCTGCGCCTGGAGCATGCAGAGCTACGAACCACTGCCGCTGAAAGCAACCTGGTGGAGTACCGCCAGCAAGTCAGCCGCGCCAACCAGGCCGAATCGCTCCTCCTGCAGACCCAGGACCAGCTGAAGGTCGCCAAGCAACAGCTCCAGGAGCGCACAGCCCATGTCTCGACTCAGTACCGGCCGGCACCTGCAGCTGCGCCTATCCCTGCTCCTCGCTGCGTGTTCACTCGCGGCTGGGTGCGCGACTTCAACCTCGCCCTCGGCGCCAGCCTGCCCGGCACAGCCGCAGGCGCCGCTGCCGCCAGCGCTGATACAGCGGCCTGGCCCGCCCCCGGTGCTGACGCCGAACTACTGGAAAGCGGTGTCCGTCCGGTCGACATCCTGGCCCATGCCCAGGACTACGGCATCTGGGCCCAGTCCAACCTGGCGCAGCTGAATCAGCTGCTCGATCTGCAAGAAAAGGAATCTCGTTGATGGATATCGACATGCTCATACGCGGCGGTCAGTTCGTGTTCACCGTTGCGGTGGGCATGTTCTCGATCGCTTCGGCCCGCAAGGCCAGCTCCAAGCTGGAGGCCAAGCAACTGGCCGATCGGCTTACCAGCCAGGACAACCGCCTGCTCACCCTGGAGCAGCAGATGCTGCACATGCCCGACAGCCACCAAATGGCCGAATTGGCCGGCGACATGAAGGCCATCAAGGCTGAGCTTGCGGGGGTGGCCAGCTCGCTTGCCCCTTTGTCCCGATCGCTGGACCGGATCAATGACTATCTCTTGAATGCGAGGCAGCAATGAGCAAATACGCCCACTACCTGAGCGCTGACCGTCGCCTGGTGCTGCTGCGCATCCTGGCGGAAATGCCGACCTACCGCGCCAACAGCTCGGTGCTGCATACCGTGCTGAACGAATGGGGCCATGAGCCCAGCCGTGACCAGGTGAAAACCGAACTGCGCTGGCTGGAAGAGCAGCAACTGGTGACCATTGAGGATATCGGCGAGGGGGCTGTGCTGCTGGCCAAGCTGACTGAGCGTGGTGCCGATGTAGCGGCCGGGCGCGCCCGTGTTGACGGCGTTAAGCGGCCGGGAGCCTGACCATGGGGCGCAAATCCAGTATCGACAAGCTGCAACCCGTGGTGCGCAGCCACATCGAGCGACGCCTGCGGGAAAACCGGCTCACGCTTGATGAGCTGATCGAGGATCTGCAGCAAAGCTTCCCTGGTAAAGAAAAGCCCAGCCGCTCGGCGATCGGTCGCTATAAGGTCAGCTTCGACGAGATGACCCGCCGCATGCGCGAGCAGCAGGCCATGGCCAGCCTGTTGGTCGAGGAGCTGGGCGAGAACCCAGACGAGCGTGCTGGCGCGCTCCTGGTGCAGTCCATCACCACCCTGACCACCCATGCCGCCTTCGCCGCGCAGAACGATGAAGACATCGACATCGAGGACGTGCGCAAGCTGGCCCGCGCCGCCAAAGACGTGCTGCAGGCGCGCAAGGCCAGCCTCGAAGAGCGCCGGCAGATCGAGCGTGAAGCCCGCGACAAACTGCTGGCCGAGCAGGAAACCAAGCTGCAGGAAATGCGCGGCTCCGACGGCATGAGCGAGCAGCTCGAAGCCCGCATCCGCAATGTGCTGCTGGGCAAAGCCTGATGAGCCAGGACATTACCAAAGGCCTCAAAGCCACCAGCCTGCCGCGCAAGATCGACCTTGCTGAAGAGATGGCGCTGCATGGCGTCGTGGTCCCGCAGGAAGTCAGTGATGCCGTGCCGGGTGGCCAGGCCGTGTTCCTGCCGTACCAGCAGCGCTGGTTCGAGGACACCAGCCAGATCATGATCGCGGAGAAGTCCCGCCGCACCGGTCTGACCTGGGCCGAGGCCGGCCGCAACGTGATCAACGCCGCCAAGCCGCGTCGGCGCGGGGGCTGCAACACCTTCTACGTGGGCAGCAAGCAGGAGATGGCGCTGGAGTACATCGCCGCCTGCGCGCTGTTCGCCAAGGCCTTCAACGAGCTGGCCCAGGCCGATGTGTACGAACAGACCTTCTGGGACGAAGGCAAGAAGGAAGAGATCCTCGCGTACATGATCCGCTTCCCGAAAAGCGGTTTCAAAATCCAGGCGCTCAGCTCGCGCCCGAGCAACCTGCGCGGCCTGCAGGGCGACGTGGTGATCGACGAAGCGGCCTTCCATGAATCCCTGGAAGAGCTGCTCAAGGCGGCACTGGCGTTGACCATGTGGGGCAACAAGGTGCGCCTGATCAGCACCCACAACGGCGTGGACAATGCCTTCAACACCTACATCCAGGACGCCCGCGAAGGCCGCAAGGACTACAGCATCCACCGCATCACCCTGGACGATGCGATCGCCGAGGGGCTGTACCAGCGTATCTGCTACGTCACCGGCCAGGAGTGGTCGCTCGAAGCCCAACTGGAGTGGCGCGCCAAGCTGTACAAGAACGCGCCCAATGTTGAGAGTGCCGACGAGGAATACGGCTGCGTGCCGAAGAAATCCGGCGGCGCCTACCTCAGCCGGGTACTGATCGAGCAGGCGATGGTCGCCGACCATTCGATTCGCATCTATCGCTTCGAGGCCCCCGAGGGCTTCGAAGCCTGGAGCAACGAGCAGCGCGCAGCCGAGGTGAAGGCCTGGTGCGAAGAGAACCTGGCCCCCGAGCTGGCCCGCCTCAGTGACAAAAACCGCCACACATTCGGCGAGGACTTCGCCCGCCGCGGCGACCTGACCGTATTCACACCGCTGCAGATATCGCCAACGCTGCGCAAGCGTGTGCCGTTCCAGGTAGAGCTGCGCAACCTCACCTACGAAGCCCAGCGCGACGTGATGTTCTACATCTGCGATCGCTTGCCGCGCCTTGGCGGTTTGGCCTTCGACGCCACCGGCGACGGCGGCTATTTGGCCGAGCAGGCGGCGCTGCGTTATGGCGCCGGCCTGGTCGACCAGGTGCACTTGAACTTGGCCTGGTACGCGCTGTGGATGCCCAAGCTCAAGGGCGAGTTCGAGGCGTTCAACCTGGAAGTCCCTCGGCACCAGACCCAGCTGGATGACTTGCTCTCGATCAAGGTCGAGAAAGGCGTGCCCGTCATCGACAAGGGCCGCACGAAGGATCTGCAGTCTGGCGACAGCAAGGCCAAGCGCCACGGCGACAGCGCCGTCTCCCTGGTCATGGCCGTGCGCGCCAGCTTCATGGACGGCGGCCTGATCGAGTTCACCGCCATGCCGCGCCACAGCCGCGGCTATGACAACGTCGACAACAGCGACTCTGACCTCACTTTGCCGGAGCCATCAGCATGGTAACCACCACCCGCATCGTTGGCCCTGATGGCCAACCCTTCAACGTCAGCGAGCTGAGGGAGCCCCAGACCGCCAAGCTCACCAGCCTGCACCATGAGTTCCAGGGCCACCCATCGCGCGGGCTCACACCCTCGCGCCTGGCGCAGATCATGGACGCCGCCGAGCAAGGTGATCTGATTGGTCAATGCGAGCTGTTCGAAGACATGGAGGAGAAGGACGGCCACATCATGTCCGAGATGGGCAAGCGCCGCCGCGCGGTGCTGGGCCTGGACTGGGACATCGTGCCGCCGAACAACCCGAGCAAGGCCGAGAAAGATGCTGCCAGCGCCCTGAGCGAGCTGATGCAGGGCCTCGATGACTTCGAGGATGTGCTGTTCGATACCACCGATGCGATCGGCAAGGGCTTTGCCAACCAGGAATTGGAGTGGCACCGCCTGGATGGCAACTGGTTGCCCAAGAGCATCACCCACCGGCCCCAGAGTTGGTTCCAGATCGCTCCCGGCTACCGCCAGGAGATCCGCCTGCGCAGCTCAGCCGGCGGCGAACCGCTGCAGCCATTTGGTTGGATCACCCACACGCACAAGGCCAAGTCCGGCACGCTGGAGCGCTCGGCGCTGTACCGCGTTCTCGCCTGGCCGTACCTGTTCAAGAACTACAGCGTCGGTGACCTGGCCGAGTTCCTGGAGATCTACGGCATCCCCATGCGGGTGGGCAAATACCCATCCGGCGCCCCCGATAAAGAGAAACTCACCCTGCTGCGCGCCTTGGCCGCACTTGGCCACCACGCCGCCGGCATCATCCCGATCGGCATGGAGCTGGAGTTCCTCAACGCCGCCCAGGGCGACCCGGCCGCGTTCAAGCTGATGATCGAGTGGTGCGAGAAAACCCAGTCCAAGGCCATCCTCGGTGGCACGCTGACCAGCCAGGCCGATGGCGCATCGAGCACCAATGCCCTGGGCAACGTGCACAACGAGGTGCGCATGGACCTGCGCGACTCCGACGCCCTGCAGGTGGCCAAGACGCTGAGCCGCGACCTGATCTACCCGATCGCCGTGCTCAATGGCCTGGCTACCAGCTGGGCGCGTTGCCCGCGCCTGAAGTTCAACACCCAGGAGGCCGAGGATCTGGCGGCCTATGCCACCGCGCTGCCGGCGTTGGTGGGCATGGGCTTCAAGGTGCCACGCCAGTGGGCCCAGGGACGCGTGGCCATCCCGGAGCCAGAGGACGGCGAAGAGGTGCTGACCGCGCCGCGCACCGCACCGGCTGCTGCCGCCCCGGCACCCGCCAAGGCGGTGGCCACCGCACAGCTGCGTTCGGCCACCACGACCGATTACCTGGATAGCAGCCTGCAGCCGATCACTGGCGTGTGGATCGAGCGGATCCGCGCCCTGGTGGATCAGGCTGAGAGTCTGGAGGCTATTCGCGACGGCCTGGCCGAGCTGCTGCCTGACATGAACCTGGAGCAGTACGCCGAAGCCATGGCTCAGGCGCTGGCTGCTGCCGCCCTGCAGGGCCGTTACGAGATCCTGCAGGAGGCCGCCGGTGGCCGTTAGCGCAACCTCACTGCCATTCCGTGAGCAGAGTGAGTTCTTCCGCCGCAAGTTGAACCTGCCCACCAATGCCTGGACGGATGTGTACACCCGTGAGCACGACTATGCCTTCGTGGTCGCCGGGGCCAACCGCGATGACCTGGTGCAAGACTTCCGCGCTGCCGTGCAGAAGGTGATCGACGACGGCGGCACCCTTGAAGCGTTCCGCAAGGACTTCGACCGCGTCGTCGCCAAGCATGGCTGGAGCTACAAAGGCGGCCGCAACTGGCGTAGCCGGGTGATCTACGAGACCAACCTGCGCAGCAGCTACATGGCTGGGCGTTACGAGCAGCTGATGGCGGTGCGCGAGCAGCGGCCCTACTGGCAGTACATCCACAGCGACGCGGTGGAACACCCACGCCCACAGCACGCCGCCTGGAATGGCTTGGTGCTGCGCTGGGACGATCCGTTCTGGCAGACCCACTTCCCGGTCAACGCCTGGGGGTGCCAGTGCAGCGTGCGCGCCCTTAGCCACGACGACCTGGTGCGCATGGGCAAGACCGGCCCGGACAAGGCGCCAGAGATCGTTTGGGAGACCCGCACCATCGGCCAGCGCAGCCCTGACGGCCCACGCACGGTGCAGGTGCCACAGGGTATCGATCCGGGTTTTGAGTACATCCCCGGCAAGGCCCGGCTCGACAGCGCTGTGCCGATGGCGCGTGAGTCCGAGGTGCTGATCCCTGCGCCGGCACCGGGCCTGCCCAATCGCCTGGCCGATGATCTGCTGCCTGCGCCCCGGCCGTACCCGAGCGCGCGCCTGCTGCCTGACGGCTTGAGCGACACCGACTATGTGCAGCGCTATCTGGAAGAGTTCGGCGCCACCCTGGATACCCCGGCCGTGGTCCGCGATGTGATCGGCGAGCGCCTGGTTATTGGGAAAGAGCTTTTCATTGAGCGCAAGACCGGCGAGCTGAAGGCTAACAAGAATGGCCGTGGCAAGTGGTTGCTGATGTTGGCTGAAGCGCTGAAGAACCCCGACGAGATTTGGCTGCGCATTGAGTGGCTTGGGGCGCTGAAGACGGCCGTGGTACGGCGTCGCTATCTGGCGCGCTTCCAGGTCGAAGGCGAAGTGGCCCTGGCCGTAGCCGTGTTTGAGGTGGGTACAGATGGCGCGGTAGGTGTGACTACCTTCCCGCCGCATCAGGCCGACTATCTGGAAACTGTGCGCCAGGGCATTCGCCTGTATCAGCGTGAATCACAGGAATGACAAAACCCGGCGCTGCCACACCGGGTTCGCCGCGAGTGTAGGGTCGGAGGCCCTGGCAGGGGCGCTCTCACTCGATCGACTGAAACCAGTATAGGAGCATCACATGGCTGGGGCCACACTCGAATTCGACAGCCAGGCGGTGCTGGCGGCGATCAACGAAGCCGCTGAGGCAATGGGCAACCCCGAACTCATGTTGCGTGAAATGGGGGAGTATCTGATCCAGCGCACCGAGGATCGTTTCACAAGCCAGACCGCGCCGGACGGAACGCCCTGGCAGGCGCTGTCGCCGCGCTACCAGCGCAGCAAGAAAAAGAACCGGGATAAAATCCTTACCTTCAATGGCTACTTGGGAAAGCAATTCGCCTACCAGATAAATGGCGGCGAGCTACGGGTGGGGACGAACAGGGTTTATGCAGCTATCCACCAGTTTGGCGGCGAGTTCCAGCGGCAAGCCAGGCAGGGTACGGTGTACTTCAAACAATCCAAAAAAGGAGAAGTTGGGCGCCGATTCGTGAAAAAGACCGAGAGCAACTTTGCGCAGGACGTGAACATCGGTGCCTATACCATCCGCATCCCGTCGCGGCCTTTCCTCGGTACCAGCGAGGCAGATGACTACGCCCTGGTGCAGATCGCGCTGAAATACATCCAGCCGAGCACTTATGGTGGCGCTGCCAAATAGCCTCTCTGCGCGTTTTTGGGCCCCTTGACGCTGTCAGTGTGTGCTGTGATAGGGTTTGGCGCCTTGTAGGGCGTTTATAAACACTTTCAGCTCCGCTTCAGGTGCCTCGCGCAGGCGCATATTCCCTCAAGGGCAGTTTTGCCCGCGTTCAAAAGACCTTTCCCTGGGTCGTCGCCATCCTCGGCGACATGAACAGAAAACAGATCCCCCTCGCCGTTGCACTTGCCGCCTGCAGTTTCACTCTGCCGGCGCCGAGTGCCGATCATCTGATCGAACTCCAGGTGACGCCTGCTGGCTACTTCAAACCCGCCGATGGGCGTGAGATGAAAGTGCCTGCCTGGCACATCGACGCGGCCGTCGCCTCCAAGGTTATTGAACGCTTCCACGCTCGGCAGAACTCCCCGGTGATCGACTACGAGCACCAGACCCTTCTCAAGGAAGAAAACGGCCAGCCAGCGCCGGCGGCAGGTTGGTTCCGCGATCTGCAGTGGCATGAAGGCCAGGGCCTGTTTGCCAAGGTCGAGCTGACCGCCCGTGCCAGCCAGTACATCGCAGGCGGCGAGTACCGCTACTTCTCCCCGGTATTCCTTTACCACCCCACGACTGGCGATGTGCTGGACGTGCAGATGGGCGCGCTTACCAACAATCCGGCCATCGACGGCATGGAGGCTTTAGGCCTGCGTGCTGCCGCTACGTTCGGACTCACCCTTGATGAAGAGGACACACCTGTGAATCCACTGCTGCTTGCGGTAATGGCCGCGCTCGGCTTGGCCGAGACCACCAACGAAGAGCAGGCCGTTGCCGCGCTCACCGCCCACAAGTCCAACCACGACGCCCTGCGCAAGCTGTTGGGCGTTGAAGACAAGGCCGATGGCGCCGCCCTGGTGGCCGCCTGCACCGGCCTGAAGGCCAAAGCGGCCACTCCCTTCGATCCGGCCAAGTTCGTGCCGGTGGACACCGTGCAAGCCCTGCAGGGTGAGGTCGCGATCCTGACGGCCCGCCTCGGTGAGCGCGATGACAAGGATCTCGATGCGCAGATCCAGGGTGCCCTGGAGGATGGCCGCCTGCACGTGACCATGGAGACCTGGGCGCGCGACCTGGGCAAATCGAATCGGGCCGCGCTCACCTCCTATCTGGACAAGGCCACGCCGATCGCCGCGCTCA